GGATGGGCCATGCCTTTGGCCATTCCTGCGGAGGGATCGGCGGCGCGTTCACGCATCATCACATGAACATCGACGGCTTCATGCGCGAGCTTGAGCGGTTCATCGACGCGAAACTCAACGAGGTAAGAAATGAGCATGCGAGACGACCTAGAAAATCGCATCGGTGAAAAGCTGCGACTGTGGGTGCGCGATAGCCGTGAGCTTTTTGATGCCGGACGGCTCGCGAAGCGAACGGCGATTGAAGCGATCATCGCGCAGTTGCTCTACGGCGTGACCTACATGATTGCACGGCATATGCCGCAGGCAGTCGACAAGGACTTCGTCGAAGCATTCGGAGGCATGTTGACCGACGCACGCAAGGCTCTGCACCAGAAGAAGCAAAAGGAATCATAGCGGACGACCACGAGACTAAATCAAAAATGACGGGACAAGGAACCATGAAAACTCTCTTTCGCATCGCCGAGATAATCGTCTCGGACAAGAACTTGCCGAAATTTCTGATCGCCTGCGCGCCCTACGTGGACGCGATGGCGGTGCCGCAGCCGGTAGTCAACGCCACGATCAGCAACGGCAGGATCGAGGAAGAAACCAGCGGCAAGGCCAGCGACATGTTCGTCGCGCATCTGCGCAAGCTCGGGCGCACCGAGTTCGTCAATAACGACATGCGCGAATGGTTGCCGACGATTGGCCGCAGCGCAAAATCGACGGGCACCGTTCTCAATCACTTGCTCGAAGAAAAACGCGTGCGGAATGTGAGCCGTGGGCATTGGGTGCTGAAATGACCAAAGTCTATCGCACGTACATATTCCGCTCGCATGACCCGATCCTCGACGAGCTACGCGGCGTGGTTCTGGATTCCGGCCTCAAGCTTTCGCAGATCGCCGAGTGCGGCGTCAGCACGTCGACCATGCGGGCATGGTTCCGGCGTCCCGGCTCGAACAAGCGGCGCACGCGCCGCCCGCAGTTTGCGACCATCAGCGCGGTCGCGCTCGCCTGCGGCGCGGACGGCATCAAGTTCGTGGACGGCAAGCCGGTGCTCAACGTGCCCGCACGGCGTCCGCGATTGAAAGTCATAGGAGAGAAATGATGAGCATCGTCGATAACATGCGCCGCAAAGCGGCGAATTGGCCATCCCCGCACGTTCGCCGGATCACGCCTTTCATCGATTTGGTTATGAGCGGCCTAGACAAGCTCGGAATTGAACCGTGGCAATCCAGCGCTCGGCAGATCGAGTTCGACTACAACGGCAAGCGCTATCGCGTCGGGTACGGGCATCCGCATAGGAGTCCTCGCCAGAGCGGCGGCATTAGCATCTGGCGCATCGAGGGGAATAGCAAAGTGCTCGTGCGGCGCTTCGAAAAGATCGAACAGGCCAGCATCTTCTGCCTGCATCCAATGCTGGACGATGAGTGAGGATCACGTGAAGGCAAAAGCGCTGCAAGACGCGTTGTCTTATCCGCCCCGCCTCCTGCGGGCGGATCGAGCCGCTGCTTATCTCGGCATGTCGCAGACAACTTTCCTCGATCTCGTCGCACAAGGTTTGCTGCCGAAGCCGGTCAAGCTTCGCGGCATGCGCGCATGGGATCGATTGAAGCTCGACGCGACAGTCGACGCGCTAGAGCACGAACCCGGGCGTCGCAATACTGCCGACGAAGCGATGGGGATGAAGACAGAGGATGACGACTGGAAAGGATGAGGTTGCCATGTTGACCAACCGCGAGCGTGAGGTCGTGCGGCTAATCGCGCTCTCAAACAAAGAGATAGCGCGCGAACTCGGCATCACCGAAGGCACGGTGAAGGTCCATCTTGTCAACATCTTCGCCAAGATGAAGGTCCGAAACCGCACGCAACTCGCCATCGCTGCCGCCGCTATCGCGCTTACGGTTGCGTTGCCCGCAGCCGCGCAGCCGTTCTACGGCGATCCGTATGACGCAGCGCGCGCCAATCAATGGCGCTATCTAGCGCCGAATGTCTATCGTGCAGCGCCGCCGCCGCTCGCCTATGCGCCGCTGCCGCCTGTGGTGATCCCGCCGCCGGTTGACCCGCCGCCCCCGGTCCCGCTGGGATGGGTCTATCGCTACTATGCGCCGTGCGCCGATCCAGATTGCAGCACGCTCGTGGTCAGTGTTGGCGCTGACGGCCTCAATGTGCGCGCGCTCCCGCGCGGCCCGGTCATGCTCTCACTGGTCAACGGCACGCCGCTGATCCCGATGCAGAAGGATGGCGATTGGGTGCTGGTCGCGCCCGCGTGCGCGCTCGTGCCGACGTGGACATGGTCTTGGACTGCGGGCGTTCCGCTGAGCGTGTGCCTATGACGCAATTTAGCGTGCTGCCCGCGCCGCCCGGTTATCTGTTGGTTGAAATCGATGAGGACACTTTCAAAGAAGGGTCAATCGACAACCGACTGTCCGAGCCGCAGCCTGTGCTCGGATTCGTCGTAGAGAAACGGGAGCATTATTTCAATGTTTCGCCGATGACCGTCTTTGGCGTTCACGACGATGGTGGATTGGGCGGATATGCTTTGATCCGCCCTGATGGCAAAGTCGATTATTGGCACTGTAGCGAATACATTTTCGACTCGATTGACGATTTGAAAATCCATCTTCTTCGTGATGCCGCAGAACTCGACCGCGAAACGGCATCTGATGCCGACAAGGATGATCCCAAATTCGCCGCCACTTGTCGTCGTCACGCGAGAAAACTTGAGAAGGAAGCCTCCAACTATGAGTGGGATGACTAAGCCATGACCAGACAACGCGCCAGCATCATTGTCGCTCAGCTTCTCGTCTCGGCGGCACTCGCATTCGCCATCGTCTCGACGGTTCGCATCATCATCGCGCATGGCGAGGAACGGGCGACGTTCACAGATCGCAATGGGCACTTTAGCGGCTCGTCGATCACAAACGGGCCGAAGACGGATTTCTATGACGCGCGCGGACGCTATCAGGGCACGACCACGCAGCAATCGCGCGATCAAAGCCATCCGCTCGGCAACGTCAACGGCAGCGATCCTTTCGGGAGACGCGGGCGATGACCAAAGCCCTCACGCTCGGCTTGATTGCGGGCTACTTCCTGCTGTGGGCGCGGTTCTCCGATTGGAGTCCGCACCTGATGATCTTTTGGGAAGGCAACGCCGATCCGCGACCGCCGCTCGCGCGCGTGGGCGTGGCGTTCCTCTTGATCGTCGTGGCTTTCGTCACTGTCCTGCATAGCGACGAGAAGCGATAGTGGTCGGCTCTGAGGTCAAGATTTGGGTCGCCGTCATCATCATCGCGGTCGCGCTCGGCTTCGGCCTTCGCTACGCACGCGGCGAGACGCCCGACGAATGGTGGGAATTGGTCACGGCGATTGAACAGCAAGACGCTCGGCTCGATGCCGACGAGCGCCGATTCATCGCCAACGTGCGCAATCGGCTCGCCGTGCGCCGGGACGCTGTGCCCACGCCAGAGCACGCACGCTGGCTGCGCAACATCAAGACGAGGCTCGGGCTATGAAAATTCTAGCTTTCGAGACCGAGATGATTGTTTGCCACATCGCGAGGGCCGAGCCGGAACAGGCTCGCGTGCAGGGCGTCATCGACATGACGGAACGAGAGTTCGAGGACTTCCGCCGCATCGAGCGCGCCTTTTGGCATTGGAACAACACGATCTTGGGACGGCTGCGAGAGAACGAATGAGCGCCATCGCCTTGATACTCATGCTCTTGCTCGCGGCTTGCTCGCATCCACTGCGGCTCGACCCGCAGCGTGAGCAACTTCAGCGCAAGCAGGACGAATGCCTCGCCCGAGGCGGCAACCCACAGGAGTGTCGGCCATGATCTGCGCCGATTACTCCGCGCCGCCGCCAGTCACGGTCACGATCTGCGAACCGCACAAGCCCGCAGGCGCGCGCGAGTATTGGTCGTGGCGCGAAATAAATGGCCGCCCGTGCTGGTATGCAGGGCGGCCGGGTAAGCCAAAAACCGAGCTTCGGTGGGAAGTGCTGTATTCCCGCCCACCGGAGGGGCGGGGAGCGGAGCCAGTCGTCAGTCCGCCGCAGGATGCCGACCGGCCCGCCCCCGAACCCTCTATCACAATTCTTCGCGTGACGCCCGTGGGCGCGGCGGAAGGTTCGTTCGATGACCGTTGGCTTCCCGTGCTGTCATGCGGGTATCACTTCGTGGGCACGTGGGATTGTCGTCGGAGGGTGCAGCCATGAAAGACGCCGAGCTACGCGAGATGATTGGCAACCTCGAACGCAAAATCGACAGCCTTGATGCAATGATCATCGCGACAGATTGGTCGAAGACCTTCGACAAATATCTCGAAGATATAAAGAAGCGAGTGGAACGCATCCAAGAGGTTGTCGAGCAAGGCAGACGCTTCGAGGAAATCAGGATCGTGCCATCAACGCGTCTGCCAGCGGTCATCGGCATGGCGGCTGGCGCGATCATCTTTCTCGCCGGGATGTTTTTCGCATGGGTGCTCAAATGACGAGCCGCCTTGACCCGTACACGTACATTCTCATTGACCGCAAGCCGGTGCAGCATGCGAACGACGACGAGTGGTTTCATTGGTACTTGGACTATGCAAACCGACGCGTAGCGAAAACGACAATAGGTGACATTGAAATCAGCACCGTATTCACGAGCCTCAACATCATCCCGCAGGATATGGCGCTATTCGAGACGATGGTCTTCGGCGGCGAGCATAACTATGAGTGCTGGCGCTGCCACACGTGGGAAGAAGCCGTGAAGCAACATAATAAAATCGTCGCGATGATCGAAGGGGAACAGTCATGAAATTCGGACTTATCGATCCACACAACGCCCGCACCGAGATCGTCGAGGCAAACGATTGGCCGGACGTGGCAAAGACAGTCGGCCTCGAAAGCGGTCGCACCGACTACGGGACGCTTGGGCGATACCCGGAAGGCGGCGGCATCGGCTATTTCTGCTATGAATTTGGCCTCTACATCCCGGTCGAGAAGCAACGCTATTTCTCGGTAGGCAACCGACTCGTCGCTGGCGCGGCCGTGCTCTACGGCTTCAACGAAATGGGCGAGACCGTGGATCTCGAACGGATGCCGAGTGTCATATTCTATCGCGACGCCCACGAGGTCGAGGATGCAATCCGCAGCGGGCGGATCGAGCGCCCGCAGATCTCAATTAACAAGGACGTGCTCTGGCGCTGGCCCGAACCTCTCCGCGATGAGGGCATGATCGCACGCATGCGCCAGCATGGAACCTACGATGGTTAGAGGCTTGCAAATAATCCTGATGTCGATTGCGCAAATCCTCGTCGGTGTTGCCGAAGGACGAGCGCCGGAAACTCTGTTCGCTCTCTGGTGTGCGGCCGTCTTCATCGGGATCATTATCTTGTTTTTGGTAAATGCGCGCTGAAGCAAAAAAAGAACGCGGCCCGTGAAGGCCGCGCCAAAGGACTCGGGAGGATTACTGCAAATCGCTGTAGACGACCAAGCTGATCATCACGAGGCCGATGATGAGCATCGCAAAGATGGCGAGCCGGACGAGAAACTCGCGCGTGCTCACGGGATCAGGCCATCGCAGGCTCGCTTTCATCGACGTAGCTCTGCACGGCCATGAGCATGTGGTCCGCTTCCGAGCGTAGCTCCGTTTCGTGCCGGATTATTGGGCCGTAATGATTGCAGAGATTGCGCAGCGTAAGCGCGCAGCTTTCGGCAGAGAACGCAGGGACTTCTTTGCACATGGCTTGGAATTGCTCGCCAACGCCACTGCCGTAGTTTTCCCAATCCGAACTGCTGCATGACACGCCCTCGCTGAAGGCTTCGAGGAACCCGGGAGACAATCCCATCGCGTATTCGTCCATGATGCTGCCGAAGTGCGGCTCGCTCGCGCTATGCGCGTTGTAGCTCGTTTGAAAGGCCCCGGCCTCGCAAGTTTCGGCCTCGACGTTATCGGCGGACTGATCGCGACCACAACAATGCTGGCCCGAGCTTTCCCGCATCCCGTGGCCGAGCATGAGCGCGTAAAGGTGCCGCAACGTGTCCGCGCCATCGCTTTCGTTGCTCATGCCGAGCCGGTCGAAATCGGCCCGGTACAAATTGAGCGCGTCCTTGTCAGAACTCGTGCGAGCCTTGGCCATCTCGGCGGCAGCGGCGTGACCGGCCTTGAGCTTCTTGTAGGTCTGCCCGAAAGCCAACGCCATGCCTTGCGTCCATCCCGTGGGCGCGACGCCCCGGTCGTCCCAAGAATAATCCGCAATCCCGCTTTCGTTGGCAATCTGCATGATTTTCATCTGTTGCTCGGCGGTGAGCGACCCGGGCGGCAACGACGGGATCTCGGGGAGCTTGTGGTCGTAGAGCGCCTGCCACGTCTGCGGCCCGCAAATGCCGTCAGCTTCGAGCCCGCGTGAGCGCTGATAGCGCACGACGTTGTCATGCGTTGTCGGCCCGAAATCGCCGTCGAACTCGCCTGTAAAGCGCGGGATCATTCTTTGCATGGCAAGCACGTCATCGCCTTCGTCACCTTGGCGCAGCGTCGGACGATCCCCAACCGGGACGCTCTCGGGACGATCCGGCCATTGCGGGCGCGACGGCCGCTCGGGCCGCTCGGGCGTCTCGGGCTCACCGGCAATCGTTTCGGCTATCGAGCGGCAGATCGGCTCTACGCTGCGTTCATAGAGCGAAGCATCGGCGCTCGAATTGACGAAGCAAATTTCTAGCAGGCAGGCTTTGGCAATCGTCGAATTCAAAAATTTCAACGAATCGGTTTGCTTGGGGCCGCGATCTTTGAGACCGGAGACGCGAGCGATTGCAGACGCGATGTCCTTCGCCGTCGCTTTCGTGCTCTCGCTCTTGTGCCAAACTTCGGTGCCGATGGGATCGTCAGTGGTCCCGCCTTCCGACATATTGAAATGCACGCTGATGTCCCAATCATGCCCCTCACCATCGAACGATTCATTGTGCGCGTTGCAGATCGTTTCGAGATTGGTCTGCTGATCACGAGATGTATCATCGTGAAACACTTCGACCTCGACACCTAAATCTTCGAGAGAATCGGCGATGCCGTCTGTGACGCGGCGCGCTTCCTCGACCTCGACCAAAATATCTTCGGCCCCGGCGACGTACTTGCCATGCCCCGATGAAATACAAACCTTCATCGCGAATCCTCCATAAGCCCTTTCTCGGTCAACTCCTTCTCACGCGCCGCAATCCCCTTTGCTGCTTCGTTATGAAATCGTCGCGCGTTCAGCACGCCATTATGGAAGTAGGTCCAATTCTTGCAGCCGTCCTTCAAACAAGTGGTGAAGAGAAAGATTAGCTGCTGCTGATATGCCGTCTCCAATGCTTGCTTGTCTAAGCGAAGCAAGTGAGCGTCGAGCGGAACGCCTTGATACATCTGCGGTGGATCGGTGATCGCCTGTCCTTCTGCCTCATCCCACCGGCCGGTCAGGAAACCGAACAGGGCGAGCGCGAACAGGATGGCAAGCACGATCCCCATCGTCAATGCGAGACGATTGCCGATGCTCATCTGATCGGGCGTTTTCCACCGCATCATAACCCCGCTGGCGTGTAGATGCCCGTCGTCCATGGCGTCGGCGGGCTGTAATAGCCCTCGACCATCTGCACGACGACAGCGTTGTACTGCGCGGTCGTATCGGTATAGGGCGAACTCGCATCGATGATCCGTTTGTCCACGTCGCTCGCGAGATCGCTGAGCGCATAGCGCGAGGAAAAGCCTAGTTGCCGCGACTGCGTGGCGACAAGGCCGTTGCCAGCGGGATCGATGTAGCCGGTAATGATTAGCCCGCGCGAACCATCCAAGCCCAACGTCAGCGGATCGGTCGGTACACCCACGAACGATCCATCGTCGGCCGTCGTCGGTGCAGCGCTTTTGCTGAGACCGGAATTGAATGTCATCTGATAGAGATGCGCCGCGATCCACGGATCTCGCGCACTCACCGGGCCGATATAAAGACTATCGAGGATGAAGTCGCCCATGACCCAGAGCCGCGTCGCATAGCCGCCGGGAATCGGATAGATGCCATTCGGATCGATGCGCTGGACGAATGTGCGGCCCTGCCAACCGTTTTGCGACCCGTCCATTTCATCTCCTACGCGGCCCTGGCGCTCTCGGGAGCAATGGCGATCTCGGTGAGACGATGCGCGCGGGTTTCGGCTTTATCAGCGGCGGCGTTGTGCGCGGAATAATCCGGCTCGTCGGAGTCGTATCTGGCGTTGTCAATTGCCCAGCCGGAACTTGCGAGGGATCGTACAGCCCTTCAATCGTGAGCACGCATAAATCGGTCATGGCATAGCCGTAACCATCGCTATTAGTCCAACCGGCATCAGTGACATCGTACCAAACGGTGGTGTCAGAGCGGTCAGTATTCTCGGCAAGGTCAGGAAGCACCATCACTCCGGTCACTGGATCATTAGTCGTCGCTTCAAATATCCAATGCTCAAAGCCCCCAAGATAACCTATCGTATTAGGTGCCAAACCATTGCCGTTTGGATCAAGATAGCCGGAAATCCAAAAGCCATTCGTCGGATCGATGCCGAGCCCCAACTTCATCGTCACCACCGGAACATAATTGCCGTTGTCATCGAAGTTCACGACCACGCTCTTGCTCTTGATGCCGGTCGAATCATTGGGGTTGAGTGGATTGCCCGCGCTGTCGGTCCAGAAGAAGAGTTGATGATTCAAGTTGATCAACCGCCAATTGGCAGCATTGGCGGCTCCAATGAAGAACTTATCGAGCGTGTATGATCCGACAATCGTGATGCGCATGTCGTAGGGCGCGATGAGTGGCGAAATTGTGCTGGCATCGTAGAAGACACTCCAACTATAACCATTCCAGCCACCGCCGATGTAAGGCAACGTCGCCGGATTTTGCACCAAGACCGGATTGCCGGAATTGTCGTAGACCAAGTTGCCGTTAGCATCGACCTTCTGCACCATGGGTGGCCAAGTCGATTGCGTCATGATTGTCCACACGCGCGGCACCACATCGCTCGGCGTGCCTCCGGGCGGCGGTGCGGGCGGTGGGATCGGCGGCATCACGCCGACCGGCGGTGCGCCCGCGAGCGCGCGGACCTGCCAATCCATCAAACCGACCGGCAGCGGCGGCACCGGCTGTTTCGGTCCCGGCAGCGGCCCATCTATCTCCTGCCAAAATGTCCACGGGTCTTGGTCGCCGATGACGTTCTGATGCCGATAATTCATGCATGAATAGAAGCTATCGGCGTGAAATGGATGGTCTTGTGACCAACTCCCGTCGAGCTTGCAAATGAGATTGGCGGGGCTCTGTGCCCGCTGCAACGATGCCGCGCGTGCGCCGCGCGCGATCTCGTCCGCAGACATGTCCATGTCTTGGGGCCACGAGGGGTTCTGCCACGGCGCGTAGTAGAGCTTAGGCATCAGTCTTTAGGGGGCGTCAGGCGGCGCATCATCGGCGTTGACATAGCACGCGCGCGGCGTCGGCGGTGGATTCGGCGGTACGTAACCCGGAGCGCTCGGCACACCGGCATTGGTCGCCAACAACGTCGCAGGCGGCTTCGGCGGCACCGTGTAGCCTATCAGAGTGAAGCGCGGATAGTTGGTGCGCTGACCGACAGGCAGCGTGTTGGCGTAGTTCGTCCACTCTGTGTCCGTGTGCGGATTGTTCGGAACGTGCTGTGGGAGCGTGCCAGTCTTCGCGTTCCACACTACTCCACACGATGGAATGACGCACTTATATTGCGCACTCAAAGGAGTTGGGTTTATTGGCGCATTAGCAGGCATCTTTCTCTCCCATTAGAACTGAATCACGGCCGCGTAAGCATTCACAGTATTCGGCGCTGGCGACATCGTGCCGATGCCGCACCCGATAGCGTTACAATAAGACCCGCCGCCGACTACGAGGTCCATGGTGCCGTTGTAGTATAGACCCGAGTTGGTGATCCACGCATGACCGCCGTCCATGATGACACCGTAATAGCCGTTGGAAAGATAATCAGACGTTTCACCGAGAAACGTGCAATCGCCAGCGACGTAGACGCCCGCCGTGTAGTTACCCTGGCACATCCCGTTTACCCAAACCATCAACGCCCCGGAATAAAGGTTGACGCCGCTGCCCGCCACGCCACCGATGCCGTTGTAGCTGAAAGTGCCGGTCTGTATCCAGCAAATGCCGCCTTGCATCATGCAGCCAGCTTGGTGGTTCCCGACCGCAGCCAATTCTGAATTGACGAAGCCTTGCCACGCGCCGCCCAAGATGTAGATGCCATTCATAATGCAATTGCAAACGCAAACCGATAGCGATGAAATCGTGTAGAGAGTACAGCCGCTAATACTAATGCCATGACCGCCAAAGCCCCAAACGGATACACCGTCCAAAAAAACTGCTTGTTCAACATCAATGCCATAACCATCCCAATAATTATTTCCCGCAACAGATTGGCTCCCGGTGATGAGCAGATAACGTAGGATCGGGGCATAATGCAGGATGCGAAAGCCAGCAATGCCTCCGGTAAAGCTTAATTCGGTCGCGTAGATACTGCGCAGATAGACAATGTTCGCCGTCGCATCCGAGCCAAGATTGCTGCCGGTTGGCGAGCCACCAAGCAACGCGCCGCCCTGGATAGCGATGCGATTCGCGTTAGGATGATTGATCTCAACCGTCGCGGTATAGACCCAACGACCAGCGGCAACATAGAACGTGACATAGCCCGTAGGAGTTATGATGTATTGGCCGAGCCAATTCAGCGCGGCATTGAGGTCAACAAAGTCAGCACCCGCACCGTGCACGCGCTTGGTGATTGGAGTGGTGATGTACTTCTGGCCGATGAGGTTTTGGATCGCCTGCCACAACTGAGTGAGGTCGTTGTGATCTGGTGTCAGCCCCGCATTAGATATGACGGTGACGATCTCGATCTGATCCTCGTCGAACGCGGTCGCGGGCGGAATGCTTCCTTCGGTCCCGGTCACCGGATCGCCGTTGATGTATCTCGGATAGGTGCCGAGCGGGGGCGTCGGCGTGGCGAATGGCTGGCTATACCTCACGATGCTTTCTCCCTCTTTAGCGCGGCGGCGCTGGCGGCGTTCCGGGGTCTTCGCCGATGCCGATCAAGAACACGCGAAGATGCGTGTAGAGCAGGTTTTGCAGATGCTCGCTCAAGCTTCCGCCGAAGCATCCGATCTGAACCTGCAAGGTGCTGTAGTAGCCCGCCGGGGTGCCGCAGAATGTGAACGGGCTAGAGATCAGCGCCGCCGATGGATTCGAGCTATACTGCGCCAGCACGCCGTTGCGGTAGGCTTGGCAATTGCCTGAAGTGGTACGGTTTACTGTCCAGAAGCCATAGTTGCGCGGATCGCTGAATGCAAAGGTCCATTGCGCCGCATAGGCGTCATTGATCGCCAGATAAGTGATGCCGCTTTTGCCGTCGTTGACATCGATGTAGGTGTTGAAATTCGGCGAGACGTTTGCGAAGCAGATGTCAGTTATGCCAGCCTGCGATCCCGAAGTATCGGTCGACCACACTCCGATGAAGGCCGCGTTGCGCTTGTAATTTCCAAGCGTGTGCTGCGCAGGATTATAGTTGCTGTTGATGTATCCGAAATTGATGCCATCAGTGGATGAAATGAAACCGCGACCCGGTGTGTGCGGGCAATTGTTGACGTTGGTAGCAAGGGCAGTCGCCACCAGATCAGTGAGCGCCGCCACTTGCCGCGTGGCCGTCGTATCGTTTGGATCGCCGCCGAACAACCACAATCGGTCGACGAATGGCCAAATGCCATCCGCCTTGAGATTCTTGATCAGGAAATCAATCTGTGCCTCATAAGGCGCGTTGACGGTTCCGCCATGGGCAATGACCGCGTTGACCCAATTGGAAGTCTGAGGATCGGGCGGTCCCATCGCGGCGATGACATTCGGGAACGCGAAATCCGGCGAGCCGACATAGAACGATGTCGGCGCTTGCGGCCACAGAATGATGGTCGGCCGCGTGTCGATAACATTGGTCGCGTCGCGTTGCTTGACTTCGGTATTGTCCCGCAGCGTGACGTAGAACTGATCCGTGCCAGCATATGGATCGCCGATGCCGGAATAATCATACAAAACCAACGAATGTGCCGGTGCCCACCGCGAGAACATGCATTCGAGCGGCCCCGCGCGTTCGATGCGCAGATGCGGATCGATACCGGCCTGCCCGCTGCCCGCGCGAAACCAAACAAGCTTGCTGGACTTGTAATGAACCGTCCAAACAAACCGCATCGTCGGATTGCCGATCTGGCATGGCCAATCACTGAGCGAACCATCGGCTTGAATGACACGGTTATCGCCACATCTGTCGATCCCAACCATGAACGGGCGATACTCGGTAATCGTGATGCTGTAACCGAGATATGATGCGACCCACAAAAAGAATTCTATGCTCTGCGCGCCCAGCAGCGTCATGCGCAGCACGAGTGCCTTCTGCCGTTCGGCGATGCTTGTCGGTGCTGGATAACAAGGATCGGGCAATCCCCATGCCCGCTCCCAGCTATCCAACATTTCTACGGTCAGGCGCGGATCGCTCTCGCGCTCCAACAGATCAGCGGCGCGACCATCGGCCCAGCCCATGATGCCCGCCAGCCCGTATATGACCTTCATCAGGACGGAATCAGGCCATCTTGGCCACGCAATTCCGCTCGGTAGGAGATTCGAGAGCGCTATCGCATATTCATCTTGGCCACGACGAACATGACGATCATTGGGGAGCGGCGGCGGTAACGGCGAGAACGCTGGCGACGGAAATTGCGCCGGAAGCTGCGGCGGTTCTGGAATGAAGACTCCATTGCTCATGGCGTTGGATAGGTGATAGTCCCGAGCACCGCGAGCGCGCCATTGTGCGGCATAGGATGGTCTTCCATGTCTAGCTCGAATTCATTGGTGACGCGATTGATCGCTTCCGCGACCCATGACGCATAGATGGTCGTACCGGCGACAAGCTGCCCATTGACCTGATGCGCGGGCATCGCGCGCTCGACGAGCATGGCATTCACCGCCGTCGCGACCTGATTGCGCGCCGTCAGCGAATCATTGACCAGGGCGAGATTGAAATTTATCGGCTCGGGCACGGGAGGTTGGACTTGGAAATCGCGAACTGCGACTGGCCGCTTGCGATTGAGATAGGCATAGACGGCGTTGAGATCGTCCTGCAATGGAAAGCCGCCATTATCGGCTCGCAAAGCGTCGACCATGAACCTAATCGTAACCGTGCCCATCCCTAGTTCGCGCGGCGCGCACCACGCGCGCGTCACCGATGGAATCGCCATTGTCCATTGCTCGTAATCGTAGGCGCAGCCACCCATCGGCGGCTGTCGGATGCGCGCAAGAATGCGGGCGCGGAGCGCATCATCGCTCTCCACATCGGTGCCGCCGCGCAGATCGATGACGGTGACGGCGCTATCGACGCCGGAAATCGGCGAGCCTTGCGCGAGCACCGTGCCTACGGCCTGATTCTGATTAGCGCCGGGATTGAGCGATTGAATCGCGACCTCCAACGGCTGAGAAGTCGTATCCGGCAAAGTTTTGAATTCGAGCGTCTCGTAACTTTCGCCAGTTGGCGCATAGAGGACGCTGCCTTCTGGGATCATTACTCCTGGCACGCCGGTAAAGCCGACCGTACCGTTTGACGGCGTCGCGGCCTTTCTGCCGAGCGAACCGTCGCTATTTACGAGCCAGATGACCCCATGCCGGTCGATCCATATATCGGTTGCAGTGTCCGGCAAGAGCATTTTTGCCAGCCAATCGATGTAGCGCAGGACCAACTGCGCGCATCCGGCCATCGCATCGGCCATAACGCGCAGCACAGTATTGCCGACAACAGCCGCGCCTTGTAATGACGTGGTGAGGTCATCCCTCACCATCGCACGAACTTGATAGAGATTCGGCGTCGTCCATGGCATTTTAAGGCGTCCATCCGTAGGGCGAGAGTACGGGCTCGGTTAGCATCGCCGCCCACAGGTCTTGGAAGATCAGATCGATCTCGGCATTTGGCCCGCGATAGAACGTGACACGCACATCGATGCGCTGCGTGCCCACGAGTTGTGCCTGCACGGTAATGCCGCTGCACATCCGCATATTGACGAGAGGCATCACGGCCTGACGGGTATAATTCTCGGCGCGATAAAGCGTCTGCCCTTCCCACGAATAAACGTCGGAAATCTTGGCGCGCTCCAACAGCCAATTCTTCGTGCCGATTGGCCAGCCCGACCATATCGTGTCGCAGTCGAGGTCACCCCACCATCCTCTGCGGTCGTCGCTGTCGGGATCGGGGCGAATCTCATCGGGGCCTGACCGCGCATCAGTCATCAGCGCGACCTTGACAATGTTCCCGAGTTCCTGGCGCTGATCGAGAAGGCCATTCTTGAGCAGCAACCAATCGGCTACTGTTTCGCGCAACGACGCGCTCGATACGATGCGTACATCGGTCATGACGTTGCCACTCCGGGTGTTACGGTCGAAAGCACTCTAAGAATGCGCGGACAGAATGCGGGATTCACCACGCCGTTTTCGCGCTCGATCTCCCGCGCTCTCGTGTCGATGTTCGAGACTTCGTCGGCATAAATGCGATTGGCAAGATAGAGCGAAGGCATCGGCATGCCGCTGACATAGGTCATGTAACGCGGTAGTTGCAGTTCGCTCCTGGCCAGATGGTTGATCAACGCGCCGCCCATAGCATTGAGCGTTTGATAGACTCCGACATCCACGTCATCAACTCCTACGGCTTTCGCTGCATCGAAAGCAGCACTCATTTGCTGGATCATGCTAACGATATCGTTCTGATTGGTGAATGACATCGAAGCGATGATCTGCGATTCGAGCGCCAACGTCATGACCAATCCAGCCCGGAAAACGATCTGTGAAAATGGCGAGGTGTTGCCAGCTTGGCTCATGAGATATTGGCGCGTCGCCTCGGCACCCGCCAAGGTGGCACCAGCGGGAACGCAGGCATTAAAGATAACCTGCAACTGAGTGCCGAGCGTATTGCCGCGAATTGCGACATCAGCGGTTGTGCGCAGGGTGTTAATGAGCGCTCGCACGGTGTCGCGTTCCTTGGTCGGCGACGGCGGGATCGAGGAAAGCAGCGTGTTGAGCATGCCCACGAGAACATTGGTCGCTTGCTCTAGCTGCGACAGATAAGTGGGCGGCAAATCGAGTCTGACGACGCTCCATTGCAGACGCGGATAATCAGGTGCCGGACTTCCAAGCGAATAGGCATTAACTGCGAGAGTGTAATTGACAATGATGGGTCCGACTGGCGACCAGAACAGCGGGCCAAGAGAATAACTCGCGGGAGCGATATGATAGTTGAAACCGATGACAAGATTGGATGCAAAGATCGGCGAGCCGGTTGCCCAAGCATTGATGAAAATTCGATAGTTTTGGACAATCTGAACGGGAACGAAACCGAGCGGGCCGAGCGAGTATGCGCCAACCTGAAGTCGCTGAAGGATTTGCCGGATCGGCGGCAGCGTCCATGCCAGCGCGCCAAGCGAATAAGGATTGGCGTGTAGTGTATAATAGCCGCCGGGCGGATACTGTGCGACAGCGGGCTTTGCAAACGCGGGCGAGCCTACGCTGTAGCTCGTTATGCTGAAATGATAGTTGAAATGAAGCGGGCCGACCGGCGTCCAGCCAAGCGGTCCAAGCGAATATGTAAAGACATTGAACGCGTAGACGACCTTGCCGACAACCGGGATGCTGAGCGGCCCAAGCGAATAAGCTGGCGCTGAGAATACATAGTTGGTGGTGAGTGCGGGGGCTGCAAAAGCTGGCGAGCCGAGCGAATAGGTGCTTGCAACAACAGTGAGTCCCGCTTGAAAAGCGGTATTCTGAAATGCATTGCCCTGGAATGCCGGATTGCCGGACACAGGATTACATGCCCATCATCGCCAAGTTGAAACCGACCGAAGGCGACGGCCCGTAGGTCACGACGACCATTCCCTGCGCACCGAAGCTACCTGAGCCGCCGCCAGATGAAATCCCCCCACCGCCACCGCCGCCCCCATACAATCCACCCGATCCTCCTTGGCCATCGGCCGCGTTTCCGCCGCCGCCGCCGCCACCGCAGCCGTGCGTCGAGTCCCACTCGCTACCACTCCCGCCATTGCCAGCAGTGGTCGCCAAATAACCGCCGCCGCCGCCCGCGCCCGTCCCGGCCGCCGCGTTCGTGTCGGACGCAGGCCCGGTCGCCCCTGCCGGTCCCTTGCCGCCTCGCCCGCCGGTCGACGCATTCGTTCCCGGCGAACCGGCCGAGCCGAGAGAATCGTCTGCGCCCCCACCGCCCCCACCATACATAGTGCTGGTCGCAGTGCTCGTTTGTCCGCCG